GTGGTAGCTCCACCCCCCCTAGTAAAACGATCAAATATCATTTGACTAATGAGCTATTTAGTACTGGCTCTACATCTTTTGCTGTTCATGAGGTGTAGTTGACAGGACCCTTTAGTTGAAGACCTTTATTTGATCACCCCCTATATATAATAAATATGACCATTTCTAGGTTGTAGCATTTGCTTGCATTTGCTCCCTAGGCCTATATGTAGTAATTACATGGCCGAAAAATAGAAAAACATATTTACTGTGGCGTCCTCGAAGACGACCTTACGTTCCGATCCGAATGGCTGAAATCATAGGCCCATTCTGTATCTGGAGGAGAAAAAGGACGTGCTTGACATGACAACGGGAGTTTCATCCAGGTGTAAATCCTGGTAGAGGGCGGACAATCATGAAGTCATAGTGATTGCCTCTAGTCTTTACCTCTTTATTGAGGAAGTATTCTGATCTCTGGCCTTATACAATAGAATTAGGTTCGAGAAAGTTTGCGCTTCGGTGCAATATGCCCAGTGGATTGATAGTGACACTATAAATTTCTATCCGTGCTACCATACGTTAGTGAGCGCCGGCAACGTTGCTGCCCAGCTTTCCCTCCGCGTGCTCCTTGCTACAGCGATTCTGTCAAAGATTCGCTAAAGTTTGAAGTTGATGCGCGCGGAAAGTATTGAAATGCTGTCGACCCTTGATCCGACTGGCCTTTTGGCCTATTTGTTCGATTTTGCTAACCTCTCTTGGATCGGATTGCTTGTCTTTTTGGTAGTCTATCTTTTGACTTCCATTATTGACGTTGCGATCATGATCCGAGTGAGAGACGCGCAGGCTTCGTTGGTGTGTATGATTGCCAATGGTGTTTGCCGTTATATTGTGATTATGGTTTTGATGAATTATTTTGGGCTTGGACTGAATTATCTTCAGGTCTACGCTCTTATACTCATCTCTGCATTTGTTATCGCTCATATTGATCGCAAAACAGGTTTTTTGACCCGCTTTGTAGCAGACCAGCAAGGTTTGCGTGCGCTTAATAATCGAGTGATGAATGGGAATTTCAATGTCCCTGCTGTGGCCTGGCAACCAGCCGGTCCAGGCCTTCGCCTTAGACCAGGGCTTGCGCTCCAAGTTGGAGTGCTTGCTTTTTGTCTTTGCATTGTGCCAGCTATGGCAGGTGACAGCAATGCTGCTTTTCTGGCAGTCCTCGCAAGAGCGCACAATAAGCTCATGCATGCCCTTAATGGTAATATGCGTACCTATCTCCAGGCATTAAAAGGAGAGAATCGCTCCGGCAAAAAGCCGTGGGTTGAACGCGTTCGTCAAGATGTGATGGTTGACAAGCTGCCATCCGTCGACGTTAAATTGCCTCCAGCTGTAAAGCAGGAGGTGCTGACCGCTTTTGTTGCTGTTGAAGCTAAGAAGCAACAAAGCCAGCTTGTCAAAAAGACCATCGGCGCCATCGCCGAAGGCCGCACCCTGACTCGCCCTGAGATCAAGACCGTTTTGCACGGCAATTTGTCGCGCAAAGAGATCAAAGAGCAAGTCGGTGCGCAGGCCCGCGAAGTTCGGAAGTCCCTTTCTGAGCTACGCCGGGCCGATGCCCGATTCCAACGCAGCATTGAGAACTGTCGTCGTGCCAAGTGGGGTCTCGCTAACGAGACTCACAGGTACAAGCAGTTCCTCAATCGCGGTGTTGTCGAGGGGCGGAAAATCAAAACCCCAAAACCCCAACCCAGACAGGTCAATAATCGTTTTGACGAGTTGACCGATCTGAACACGAATCTGTCGCTTGCGCGTGAGATGTACCAGTTTCAGCGTAAGCCGCAGCCTAATTCCGTTCATGTGTTGAGTAAGCGTGAGTATCGTAATGCTCTTCGCGTGTTATACGCGCTTGAGCAGACTCACAAAAACTTAAACACTGAAACCCACGGTTTTGGTGATGTCTTGGATGACGTCATCAACGGAATCAAGGTTGCATTCGGCACGATGAGTGTTGAATGGGAAGTGATGCGGAGGGCGCAGCGCAAGCTGCCTCCACTGCACAAAGTCGTCGGCATGATAATCAATTTGGTTACTGATATTTATGCCGCCGTCAAACTCGATCCAGAAGCGAGGTTAAATTTTCTGGTTGGCAAGTTCATTGCCATTGTGATGTCTACACGTGCAGGAGATGCGTTCATTTCTCTCTGCAAATCTGTGGCCTCTTCTCTGACTAAACTAATCGAAGGGAAGAGTGACACGGTGAAAGTACGTGCTGACGGAACACTTGACACCGAGACCCAAGGTGACCATGAAGCCTTTCCTGTGACTTTTGTTAAATGGATTGGTGGATTGATTTACCCTGACTCGGATGCCAAGATGACGGAGATGCGGGCCAAACGCCTCTCCGCCAATATCGGCACAATGAACTCAATTGGCCAATTTTGGCGCAATTTCGGGACGTTTATCCGTGAGAGTTTCGAGAGTGTTTGGGAATTCATTTTTGGATATCCATTCACCGACGATTCTCCCGCAGAATTACGTTCCAAATTCATCGTTTCTCAGAGATTGATGAATTTGTGGCTCGAGAAAACCCATGACGGGCTCGAGTTGCAAGACGCTATGGATGTAGTCCTTGCGTCACGACTGGTGTCCTCCAGTCATAAAATAATCTCTGAGTCTTCGGTCCTTTCGAAGACATGGTCCCATTGGCTCAGGACCTATGAAAAATTCGAGACTTTGGTCTCGAGAGCCAGGACAACCCTCCGGCAGAACTTCACACGCATTCAAACATTGTGTGTGGTGTTCAGCGGTGCTTCAGGCATCGGTAAATCCACTCTTATCCGGAAGTTTGTCAAAGATCTTGAACTGCTCATGTATGGATCGAGCAGTCCCCCCTTTTCACGCGGTGTCTCTGAACATGGAGATCGCTGGTGGGATGGTTACAATGAAGACACGTTCGGTGTCATGGGCGAAGAGTTATTCAGCAATATCGAGGGAACTCGTATTGCCGCCCAGGTCGAAGAGATTTTACAACTCGTATCGACCAACCAACTCACGCTGCCTATGGCAGCCGCTGACCAAAAAGGGAAGGTGTTCTTCAACAGTCCTTTGTTGACCTACACGACCAATTGGGATCGTCCTCCTTGGCATGTTATGAAGGAGATATCCCACCCGCAGGCTCTCTTGCGCCGTATCCAATGGATGCAAGTGGCTCTGCTGGATGATTACAAAAATCTCTACGACCACAAGACCAAAAAGTGGAAAGTGGAGTTCACAGCGGACTCTTGGAAAATGTATCGTTTCCGCACGGTCTTCGCTGCAAGCCAAGAAAAGATCGTGTATGGAGAATGGATGACATATCCTGAGTTCCTGAAACATGCCCTTGGTTTGCTCCGAAAGAACTATGACGAGTTTACCACGCGGCTTATGGACCAAAAGAACATCGACGCGCTTGCGAGAGCTAAGCAGCTGGGTATTGAGGTGAAAGAACCTCTACAACCTAGCCGTGCTGTACTCAAAGGCGCTGCTGATGATCTCATCAAGGGACTAGGGATGGATGTGGATCCTCCCAAAGTTCCTAGCCTCACTGCTCGACTGTCCGAAAAAGTCGATGAGGCCAAAAAGCTCATACCTGATGGGATCTGGGCATTTGCTAAGGAAACGCTCCCCGAGCGATTCCAAAGCGCATTGCCTAAGACCTCCCCTCGTGAGGAGCCTGATGCTGCTGTAAGCAGCGCCCCCGCTCCCCCCGAGAAGCCACAAACCGAGACTCAAGGAACATCTTATTCTCGCGTGAGAAATTACGCGGTCAATTCCATAAATCCTAGTAAGTGGCGACAGCTTCAAAGCTGTCTGGAAACTATCAACGAACAGCGCATGTCGATTCATCACGTTATCGGCGAGCGCATCAATCTTGCGGTTCGCAATGCAGTGCTGGATTTATCTAGCCTCATTGATGAGCATGGTTGGATCAACACCGATTATTTTTACCAAACAATCGGTGTTCCCAAGGGTTACTTCAGAAACGTGGAGACGTCTACTGGTATTGATATTGCGGAGACCCTCTTTTTGACCCAAGATGGTTATCTCGCGCGACCCCCAGAGGTGTCCACTCCTGTTGCTGGACCCAAGTACCCTGCTTGGAGTTGGGTGGCTGGCATTATCGGCTGCTGCGCCTTAGTTGGCTCGGCGGTGTATCTTATTGTCCGCTACCTGTATCCAAAAGAGTTTGAGGTGCAATCCGGCGACTATGAAGCCACTCGTGGCATCAAGTCGCATACGATTAAACCGATGACTTTCAAGCAGCTTCAAGAAGCTGCGAAACCCCAAACCGCCACTCAAGGCGGCGATCCTCAACTCTCTGCGATTTTGCCGATTGTCTGTTCGGCATATGTCCAGATTGACGTGGAGTTCTTTGGGCCGGTCTCCGTTACTTTACGAGGACTCGGCTTTCAATTCTGCGCCAACGACTTCCTTGTCTCGCGACATCAGTTCGAGTTGCTTTTTGATTCTAGCATCTCCATAGCTGATAAGCTGTTGACTCGGATTACGTTGAAGAATTCGGATCGTGAACGGAGTTTCACACTTGCCGAGATTGGTTTCTCGGCAATTGCCGAGTTCGACGTGGAGGGCAAGGTTTATGATGCCCTGCGTCTTACTGTCGGCGACCGCTACTGGCCAGCGGGAAGAGATATGATAAAATACATGTTGCCCGAGAAGTATTATGATTCTCGTTGCCTTGGCAATGTGGTGCGCGTGAAGCCAGATCCTGTAACGCGCATGGTTGTTAAACAACCGGCCGAGCCTAGTCGTTGGCTCGCGAAGTTCGAAAATAACGGCGTCGAAGTGGGTGACACAAACACTTCTACTTCTCCCTTTGGATATAAATATGTCCAAACTGAGCTGATTGAATATCGGCTCCATGCGGAGAAAGGCGATTGCATATCCTTTTATGCAATTGAAAACCCCAAGAGTGAGGCCAAGATCTTCGCCTGGCATACTGCCGGCGTTGGCAATATCTCCCACGCGATGTGCATTCCGCGGGAGCGGTTCTTACTCATGCGGTCGAAACCGTCGCAAGACGTGTCGACTGTCACCCAAGGTGAGGTCCTCGTGCTCAAAGATGGGGAGCCTTACCAAATCGAGCTGGACTACCAGTTTGAGGGACAACATCCGCCCGAGGTCCCGGCTCACGCCAGGTTCTTAGGCAGAATCCCGAAGGCTGATGCCCGGTTCTGGAATTATCCGCCGATCGATACGGCCATCGAGGCCACTACTCTGTTTCCTGATGAGGAGCGGACTCGTGCCCCGGCCCAGTTGAATCCGGCGAATCAAAATGCTGCCATTGTTAAAGATGGCACCAAGGACTATCCTGGTATGGATCCAGTCCTTAAAATCTGCTACGAACAATTCGCGAACATGATGATGCGATTTGCTTTTACCACCAAGTTGAAAGGCGTGTTAACGCCCTTAGAGGCGATCAATTCCCCCATAAACGCGAAGTTCATGCAGAACCAGCGTGTCTCGACCAGTTCAGGTCATGGCATGCGAGAGGGACAAAGCGGCAAACATGAGTACATGGCGCAGGCTGAGTTCGGCGAGTGGGCGTTCGTGCCTACTCCAATGTTGATCAAATTTCTTAATCACATTGTCGCCTTGCTCGACCAGCGTATTGCTCCGCTGCTCTGCTTCCTCATCACTTACAAAGACGAGCTCCGACTTCTTGAGAAGGTTGCTCGCCCCCGTCAGTTCTGGGCGGGGAATATGGCCTTGTTGACCTTGTTGCGCATGTATTTTGGTGCGTTTTACGAAGAATTCATGGCCCATCCCACTGATCTCAAGCACACCGTCGGTATGAATATCAACGGAGTCCTTGCTGGCATGATTGATCGTGCGCTTGGAGACATCGACATCAATTGTAGCGATATTCGCTCGAACGATGCGTGCATCTGGCGTGACGACCTCTACTATGTCTGGCAGCTGAAGATCAAGTTCATGAAGGCTGTCGATCTCAAGGAGATGCGTGAACATAGCGTCCCCAAAGAGAAATGGCAGCCTGAGCTCGAGCGGCGCGAGCGAATTCGCCGCACTCTCATGGTCATGATGTTGGACCCGCCGTGCGTACTGCGCGACGTTGTCTATCGTAATGATCACAAGAACATGTCAGGACAACTGTTCACCACCGAGGATAATTGTATCGTCGATGGGGTCCGCTTTCGCGCTGCAGCGATGATTATCGCGAAGCGCAAGTATCCTGCGGACTATCGGAAGTTCCTGGCAGATCCTGCCTACGCCTTCGAATACGATTCATTTCATTTTGGAGACGATTCGGCGGGTCCTGGCTTCGGCGCTACGTTTGAAGAGTACGCCGTTGTCTACAAGGAGCACTTTGGTATCGAAATTACTGAAGCAGATAAAGGCCGGTCCGACAAGGATCCAGTTCAGCCTGCGTTCGACTTGTTTTACTTGTCGCGCATCCCGATCCGGATTAACAATCGGATCCGCATGGTTCTGCCAAAGGACACCATTCGCTCCATCGTACACTGGCGATTCCGCACTGTCGTTCCTGACAGCCAGATGTACGTACAATTGTGCGATGCCGCGCTCTCGGAGTATTTCCTATATGGGCGCGAAGAGTTCGAATCTCGGAAAAAAGAGATGGACGAAGAACTGATCAAACACGGGGCGCCCGTGACCACTCTGACGTATTCAAAAGCGTATACAGACTGGCACGAGGCCCTCGTGTGCGACTGATGACCTATCTGTCGCATGGGCCCACGACCTATTCGTGGGTGCCTAGGGTGTGGTTTCCCCGAAGGCAACTCTTTGTCCTTAACCAATGCAGTGACCGAGCTAAGGTTTTGCCTATTCCCTTACCTCGTAGCTTTTCCTGGATGTGTTTCACGTCTATAATATTGTGGCTAGCACTGGTGTACTTAATCAGGTCATCAGTCGCGAATTCTGTGATTGCGAACCACTCAATGGAATCGGCGAAGGCCGATCAGCGCGTCGAGGCCCCAGCGCTTAAAACTACGGCCGATCTCACCACCTACATGGAGGGTGTTGGAGAAGTTGTCAGCTCCAAGCCAGATCTAAACCGGCAAATAATTCCGACTCAAAACCCGTACCCAGAAACTGACATCGAAGCAGTTCTGAAGCGCTCGTATGAGGTGGACAATTTTTCATGGCCAACTTCTGCAGGTGTGCACACGTTGTTAAAGACGTTGTCGTTCCCGCATTTGCTGTGGAATATTCCGTTCATAAACTCAAAACTTTCGTTTTTCGAGTACTTCCGTGCTGGTGTCAGAGTGACGTTCCGACTCAACTGTACTAAGTTTGAGTATGGCACGCTGCTTATTTCCTGGTTACCGCGTTACCAATCCGCTGGCGCTGGTTCTAATGCGTTCCGCATGCTAGACCAGTCAGGGGGCAACAACCACTGTTATTATGCAGCTTATTGCAATCCAGTGTTGATGAGTGCCCAAGAAGGCCAAACCGTGACGATTGAAATCCCATGGCTGAGCCCGAACCCGCACATGTCAGTGTCCTCTAATCTGTCTGAGATTGGCGAGGTGAATGTTTTTGTTCTCCACGCCCTGAACTCAGTGTCGGCGTCTCCCCCTTCAGCTATCACGGTTAACGTGTATGCTGAATTTGTGAACCCACAAGTCATCGGCTTCTCTCCTGGAGCTGTCCCGACTACTATGGCCAAGTACAAGAAGGCCATTGCAGAGAAGAACAGGTCCAGGCGCACTGTCAAAGAGCGTAAGGAGCCTGATGGCAAGAAGGAGAAGAAAGAGCACAAAGAAATCCCAACTGAGACCCAGGGTGACGTGCTAAAGATGGGCAAAAATGTCCGACCCGAGCCGTCCCACAGTTCTCAAAAGGTTGAAGCCGAAGAGAAGTCCAAGACGGGCATTCTTTCGGGTATTGCAGAAGGCGTTTCGTCTATTGCTCCCGTTGTTGCCCCCATTCTCGGCGGTATCGACCCTGCACTCGGGCTCATCGCTGAAGGCGTAGCCCCAGTCGCGAATTTTCTAGGTGGTATCTTCCGCTCCCTTGGCCTTAATAAGCCTGGAAGCGTGGCAGCTCCCAACTACGTGTACCCGCGTGTTGATGTTGGCCTGGCTCATGGATCTGGCCTAGATCTTGTGGATAAGATGTCGTTGGATCCCGAGTATGCGATCTCTACCAACGGAGAGCTCGTTGGCGACAAGATTGGACAACCTCCTTGGAAGTCCATTCTTTGCAAGCCTTCGTTGTTCGCCATTGGTGAGTTCAACTCGGCCAACGCAGTAAATTCACGGATCGTGTCGATTCCTGTTTGGCCCTCTGCGGCAGTTGCTGGCGCTTTTTCTGGCGGTGGCCACTTCTATGATGTGTATGCACCTACCTACATGGCGTATTATTCCCAGATGCACCGTTATTGGCGCGGAGGGATTAAGATAATGCTGAGGTTTTGTACCTCTAGCTTTGTCACTTGCCGTGTGCGTGTTGCGCATTTCCTTGGAGTTGCCCCTGCCTCATGGGACCCTAATGAGTCCGGTGATTATGTGTCCGAAGTTCTTGATATTACTGGTGACACAACTCACACCATGATGATCCCATACTTGAGCCAGGATTACTACTGCCCCTGTGTTCGCTACGATCAGGTTCCTGGCGTGGCGCCCAATTACACAGGTTTCGTGGGTATTTACCTTGAGACTCCAGTGGTGTCAGTTGATGCTGGTGCCGCCCCACCTGTCTACATGTCCATCTGGATGGCCGCAGCGGAGGATTTTGTCTTCCATGGTTATACCGGAATGGGCGTGAACGCAGTGCTGTTGCAACCGTGGAGCCCAGTTGCCACGGAGGCCGCCCCCAAAAAGGCGATCAAAGCGGCAGAGGTGGTTGATAAACCCAAGAAGAAATTCGTTGATGTGAACATTCCTACTGAAACCCAGTGCGACGTTGTTGGTGAATTCAACAAGCCGTTCAAGGGTATTGCTCCCGCGAAGTACATGCCTGAAATGGGCGTTATTCGCGGTGAGAATGTGGATAATCTCATTACGAATTTGCACCGCTACCATGCAGCAAGAGCTGCAACCACCGCCGTTGTAACGGAAAAGGTGCTTCCTGAACTCGTTTTATCGCAGAATCCTGATGCGATTGAGTATATGGTTGCGCCATTCCTTTTCATGCGTGGTGGAATGCGCTATTTCTACAAGTTTGGCGATACTAGTTGGAATGGGTTCATTCATCCCGCCCCGGCAAATCAGGTCAATGGGGTCTCCGTATGGTCGGGGGACAACTCTGGGCACACCTATGAAGTTAATTCTGGTGTTGTCTATGGTGGTATTCCTCTCATGACCCCAAAGGCTGAGATGCCATATTTCGATTATCGTTCATTTATCGAAATATTCCCCACGATCGACAGCACCCGTGTCGATTACATGACGTCTCAAGCGTCGGAAGCTGGCGTTCTGCTTCGTTCTGTTGCAGACGACTTCTCCCTCGGAGTGCTTGCCACTCCTCCCCCATTCTACCATAAGATCTCGTAGATGGGGGCTCTTTCTTTTTATCAAGTTCTGTGAGAATACCCATCGCGGTGCCGGTGTGTCATTTCCCGGATTGTGTTGAGCTACATTTGATGTATATATACACTTTATTCGACCGCGTGACTCCAGAACTTTTATACATTAGGCCTGTACTGAAAGTGTACAACTCGGTTTACTTTTAACATATTTTGTGTCTACCGAGGGGTCGAGCCCACTTTTCTTTCTTAATTGGGAGGAATTTGGGTTCCTAAATATACAAAACTCAA